GGCGGGCAAGTTCTGCACCTCCACCTTGCGGGATCTTGCCGAGCGCGGCTTGGTCAGCGCGATAGGAAGCCGCCGCACCATCCGGTTCTTCCAGTTCAACATGGACGAGGATGAGACGAGCCGCGCGCTGAGGATGGGGGTGGTGGAGGCGGCGACGCGCGCAAGAACACCGCTGGACTTCTTGGCTGTGATGCTGGCGGCGCGGTCAACCACCAGGAAGGTGGCGATGCCGGTGTATTTCGCCGACGGAGCCGTCCGCCGCAGGGTGGTTTATGAGCACAAGGCGGCGCCGGCGTGAACGCCCAGGCGGCCCGCACGGGCGGGCGATTCCTGATGTGCGAACGGATAGCGGGCATGCCCGCCCCCGAGCGGGCGCAAGCGGAGGCCGGCGGGCGACCCGCCACGGCCTCCGCACCGCTAGAGGCCGCCGGGCAACCCGGCCAGGCCAAAGCACCGCTAATTGATTTTCTCTCACCGGAGAAGATTATCGAGTTGGCCGTCTGGATGGAGGAGCGAAAAAAGAAAGGGATGCCGCATGCCGTTACATCGAATGCCTGAAGGGATGCGCACCGTCCACGAGCGGGCGCAGAAAACCGGGTTTCTCACCGGCACCGGCCACCCGATAGCGAAGCGCGCGGCCGGATCATCCACGGCCGCCGAGATGCCCGGCGCCTCCGGTCCTCCGAATTTCCGGGACGCCGCCGAAGGGGAAGGCTCATGCGCGAGTTGCAGGGATTTCCTGGGCGATGAAGGCGAAGGCGACGACGCCGCCGGTAAATGCAACCGCTATGGCGTGGAAACCGCGGGCGAGAAGGCGTGCGATGCCTTCGCGGAATTGGAAGCCGCCGGGGAAGACGAGCCGGCCGGGATGATCGGCGAAGAAGTGGCGTGAATCTGAACCTCGCCGTACAGCGGTAAACGGGCGATGAACCACCTGGATGAGTTGGAAATCTGGCAAGAGTACGGGCGCGCCCGTCCGGCGCCGGGCTCCGCATATAAAGAGTGGGCGAGGGCGCAGGCCGAGAAAAGAGGAGTCAGCACCGCTCGGGTCCGCGGGGTGATCGGCCAGCAGATCGCCGCCATGAGTATGGCGGTCAGCGATGCGCGCCATACCGAAGCGCAGCGGATCGCGCAGGCCATGGGCCTTACGTTGAGCCGCGCGGTTGTGGAACTCGGGCGGCAACTGAAGGCCACCAAGGTCGTGAGGATAACAGACAAGGCGGGGAGGTCGGAAACCTTCCATGATCCGGACAACACCGCCAGGAATATGGCGATCCGGACGGCCTTCGCCATGTTTGGAGCGAACGCGCCCCAGCAGGTTCAGGTCGAGCATGAAGTGGGCGAGAATCTGGCGGCGCTTGGCGAAGCGGATATTCAGGTCAGACTCCTTGAAGTCGGCGCCAGGCTGAAACAACTTGCGGCAGGGAGTGTGACGATCAGTGAATCCAACGGCAGCGCTACTCCAGGTGGATGCGGTGACACTGCTGCGGGAAGCCGAAACACTAGAGCAGGAGTTGCTGGCGAGAAAAGCCGAGCAGGACTGCTACTTTTGGCTAACCGAGTTGACCCGGACGATGGACGAGCAGGTGATGAAGGAAGTCATCCGCTATGCCAGGGAACAGAAGATCAAGACGCCGGAGGCTGTTCGTGAACTCGGCGAGCGCGCCAATCCGTACAAGCCATTCCCGAAAAAAGAGTATCTGCGGTGGGTGATCTCGGCCATGGAGGCCGAGGACGTGCTGTTTATCGAGAAGTCCAGGACAATGATGATGTCCTGGGTGGTGAGCGCTTTCTGCGCGCACTGGGGCTTCACGCGGCCCGCAACGGTCGTCATCTTCCAGTCCGAGGATGAGGACAGGGCCGTCCATGACGTGCAATATGTGAAGACGCTGTGGGAGCAGAGCCCCGCGTGGCTCAAGGCGCGGTGGCCGCTGAGCAAGCCTCTTGAGAAACAGCCTTACAACGAATTGAGGCTGGCGAACGGCAGCCGGTTCAAGGGGATTCCGGGAGATCCGAACAAAATCAGGTCCGAGCACCCGACCATTATTGTGCTGGACGAGGCCGCGCATATCGAGCGCGGCGAGGAAAGCTACAACATTTCGATGGGGTGCTCGCCGGTCAAAATGATCCCGCTGTCAAGCGCCTCTCCGGGATGGTTCCAGGAACTCAGCGAGGCCGCCAGGCCAACCCATTGGCCGTATGCGGCCGATGGACTGGCGCCGGATATATCGGGCTTTGCTGGCCCGGTGCCGGGCCTGAGCCTGCGGCGAACAAGCCAAGGGCTCGCGGTGCTGAGGGTGCTCTACTCGGCGGACCCGGACAAGAGAGCGGCCGGGTGGCTAGAGGCCGAGGAGAAGAAGTTCACCTCCAGGGCACTGTTCAAACAGGAAGTCCTGATCGAGTATGACGCCAGGGAAGGCGGTCTTGTTTATCCCGAGTTTGACGAAACAATCCACGTCATACCGGACGAACAGGTACCGAAGGCGCTCACAAGGTTCATGTCGCTTGACCCGCACCCGCGGACGCCGCACGCGATGCTCTGGGTCGGGGTTGATGAGTGGTCGGACTGGTATGTCTACCGGGAATTGTGGCCGAGCGTGGTTTACGGCGACAGCCGGCAACTGCGCGACAACGACTCGGAAAACACCTTCACGCTGCGAGAGTACGCGGAGGCGATAGCGGCGCTTGAGCGCAACGAGATCGAATGGCACCACGCCGAGACGGACCAGGAGTATGGAGTCTACCGGCTCAGGCACGGCGGCGAGCGGATCGTTTACCGGTTCATGGACCAGGCGGGCAAGGCGTTCCGGGCATCCGGCGAGGGCGCGCAGATTGAAACCTACGCCCGCCGCTACGACCGCTACGGGATTCAATGCGTGGACCCGAGAAAATCGCACGAGTCCGGCGAGGACGCGATCCGGCAACTCCTCAAGCCGCGCTATCACGACGCAAGGGGTTCATGGCCGCGCCTTCACATCGCGGCGAGCTGCCGGGAGCTGATCCTGGAATTCAAGAAGTACAGGTACAAGTCCATCAAGCACTGGAGAAACCAGGTGGAGCTGTACCAGGAGGGAACCCAGTATCGTTCCCACATGCTCGACAACCTGCGGTATCTGGCCACGGGCGAGTTGGCATGGATTAGAAATCTGAAGTCGTAAAGGAGAGTTTCTATGCAGCAGATTCTGTTGATGGATTGTGGCGACGGTTATACCCGAGCCGACAACGGCGGGCTCAAGGGGCCGGTCGCCAAGACCGCCGCCTACACGGTCCTCCCCGAGGAGGCCGGCACGCTGTTCACCAACCAGGGCGCCATCGGCGCCGTTACATTCACGCTTCCGGCGGCCAAGGCAGGGCTGTGGTTCGGGTTCCTCCGCCATGCGGCTCAAAATGTGACGGTGACGGCGACCGGCGGGGCGAAAATTAACGGAGGGTCCGGCAACGGCAGCATCGTCCTGCACGGCGGAACAACCCCCGGAGCGCTTCGCTACGTGGAGATGTTCTCAAACGGAACCGACTGGTATACCAAAAGCACCGGGCCGGGCACGAGGGTGTTCGTCTCGACCGAGCAAACCGGCGACGGCAACGCGCAAAACATCCCTCACACGCTGGGCGTGGCCCCCCTGGCCGTCTTCGTGGCGCCAACCGATACTGCGCCGGCCACCACCGGCGCCTATACCGTGACCGAGGGGGCTCATGACGCCACCAACGTCATCGTCACGGTCACGGCCAGCAAGAAATACAAGGTAATGGCGATCGCCTAACGTGACGACAGCCGCGAGCCAGATCCACGAGCAGAAGCGTCTTTCCGAGCGCTGGATGGAGTCCAACTTCTACGGCCAGTGGGAACAGACGTGGAAGAACTATCTCTGCGAGCCGGACCCGGAGGTGGACGATCGCGGGAAGGTGGATAAGCAGCAGAGCGCGGTTGGCATGCCGGACACCTGGGGATATGTCAGGCGAATGGCCGCGAGAATCACGGCGCAACCTCCTAATCTGCGCTTCCACGCGCGAGACCCGGAGGTGTCGGAAGCAATCTCCAGGACCCTGATGTACCAGTGGGACCGCGGGAAGGCCCAGCGGCCGCAGAAAAAGCATGTCGTGCAGGCGCTGCTGTTCGGCATCTCGATCAAGGCGTGGTATTGGGACGTGGAGGAGTTTGGGAGGACCAAGCGCCTGGACCCAATGGGGGAGCTCACCCCGGAGGAGATCCAGTTGATCGCCCAAACCTACAAGATTGATGCACGCTGGTTCAGCGTTCCGCTTGCCCGCCAAATGAAGGCCGCGCAGTTGCTCTCCGAACACAGCCGCGGCGGCCTCCTGCCGGTCGAGTATCACTACAAAGCCTACGAGGGGCCAAAGTCGGACTGGATCTTCGCCGGAGACTGCTACTTCGAGCCGGATTTCCAGGCGCTCCAAGGCTCGAACTGGTTCATCCTGGAACGCCGGCGTAATATCCAATGGCTGAAGCGGCTGGCCCGCATCTATCCGCAGATGCGTGCCGGGATGGAGCAACTGATTCGGGACCATCCCAACGGAAGCCGGCGCTACGGAACCAATACGAACCGCGATACCACGACGCTGCGAAACCGCCTGCTTGAAGCCATCGACCGGTCCACCGAGACCGAAGAGACCAGCGCGGAGATCAAGACGCACGAGTGGACGATCACCGAGCGGCACATACCGGGCCCGAAGCCGAAATGGGCGCTGGTCGCCGAGGACAACATCTTTCTGGGCGAAGTGGACCACCCCTACGACCTTCAAGGCAAGATCCCGTTTACCGATTGCGTCCTCGTGGACAATCTCCTGTGCGGCGTGGGGGACTCGTCGGCCCGCGTCATGAGGGGCCTGCAAATGTTGCATGAGCGGCAGGTCAACCGCCGGCAGGACCTGATCCACAACATTCTGCGGCCGCTGATCGGGACGACAAACCGGGAACTGATCGAAAATCCGGACCTGATAAAGCGCGGCCCAGGGTTCCGGATGGTGTACATGCGCGGCCCTGGGGATATGTGGGTCCAGCCGGAACAGGCCGCCATGGCGGCGGCGGCCGCTTCCCTGCAAGACGAGCAGGGGATCATGCGGCTCGTGCAGATGCTGACCGGCGAATCGAATATGTCGATGGCGGCGAACGTCGATCCACAGCAGAACAGAACCGCCACCGGGGCAAGGCTG